AAATAAAACTAAAATAGAGTCAAAACCACCTTTGGGAAAGGTGGAGCCAAAATAAAACTAAAATAGAGTCAAAACCACCTTTGGGAAAGGTGGAGCCAAAATAAAACTAAAATAGAGTCAAAAATAGTGGGTTAGGCTCCACCTTTTTTAAAGGTGGAAAAGGTATATAAATATAATTCATATATTTATATATGGACGTAAACAAGTTATTGGAAGCGCTAGAAGATGAAACAAATGAATCTTTAATGAACTTAACAACCGACAAAATTCTAGAAATGAATTTAAATATATTAAAAGAATTAAATTTACCAAAGGACGAAACCCTAGATATATTAAAAAAATTAAAGGGTTACAAATATGTAGATGAAATGAATGAGCTCAAATATGGCGCTCATATTCGTTGGATTCCGATTGAAAACCCAGAAACCATACAATTGAAGCAAGGTGCACTCTTCTGTGAAATGAAAATAAAAGAAACTGGCGTGTATTGTGTATGTAAAGGTTATGGGTTTCCATCACGTCATTTTCAATTAGCTTTTGATAAAAATCTTATATTTCAGAAGCTCACCCAACAAGAATTAGTTCTCTTGTCGGCACTTGATCATCTCTCTAAATAAAAAATAAAAAACATGTTTGCTCTAGTTACCCTTGACAATAATGTCCTCTGCCTTACAAATTTGTTCTTCAATTAAGAAATTATAAAAATTCTCTCTTTGGTCGCCAGAAAGAGTAATAATTTCTCCAAATTTTTCATCTTTTACAATTGCCCCATTGCAACTATGCGTCTTTTTTATATGCGACAAAATCATCTTCAAGTCTAAATCATCGGCCATACCAGTAATAGTCGTAATACATTTCTTGCCGTTACGCTTTTGCATAGCAATCGTGACTTTTGATTGAGTAAAATAATCACCTGTTTCAAATCCTGAAAATAAATCAGGTGTGTTATTGTTAAACTGCACTTGCATAGTTATATATTATATTAGAATGAATACATTTAAACCCATTTTATAAATAATAACCCATTTTATAAATAATTTTCTTTTGAATAGCCAATTACTGCACAAGCAATTCTTTTGCCAGCATTACCAGTTTTCAAACTTTCCGCATTTCCACCCTGTCCACAATCATCTTCGTCTTCATGGATAATCAAACCTCGGCCTATAATATTTGCCTTTGTGCCGCGAAGTTTAATAACATCATCATAAAAAGTATATTTTGCTTCTCCTTTTGAATTAGTTTGAATATTACCTAAATCACCAACATGTCGTTGTTTCATTCCTGGACAACCATGTGTTTTACCATATGGATTAAAATGTGCGCACATACTAGTGCATTTATCGGTTAAATCACCGGCCTCGTGAACATGAAATCCATGTAATGAGTTTGGCGTCAATCCACTAATGTGTAAATCTATTTTTATTTGATTATTTTCCAAATTTTCACTAAATTTGACATACCCTTTAATATCACCTGTAAATACAGCAATCGCATAAATTGGTTTATTGTTCATACTATAATATAAATAATATATAATTAAAAGGATAATTATACTCAAACTAAATAATATATAATATTGATTTGCTTTCATATTATGTATTATAATATGAAATAAAAAAAGATAAGTTAACTATTTATTTGCGAGATTTGCGTGTTTTCTTGTTGTTGCAACTGCAATCGGAAAATAACCCTGGGACAAATTTGCCGACTAAAATCATGTCAACATGTGACTGATGAATGGGTTTCTTAGCAGTGCCGACCTTTTTTCCCTTATGGTATTTTGTAACGCTTTTGTGACCTTTGCCATTCTTAATGGTAACTTTACGCACAATTTTTCCTCCACCAGGAGTATGTTTTTCCTCAATATTTTTATAATGATGTGTCATTTTATATACTATTGGAAGAAAATATTATAATATTATATATAAAATGAATACAGAGCAAATCGTGCATTTATTTCACATACTCATTGTTGGTTCACTTTTTTTGTATGTTGGTATAGTTAGAGAGAAAATTCCTAAATTAATGTTTCCAGTTTTGCTAATACTAGGCGTCATTATAATAGTTTATCATATTTACAAGACCTACAATTATATGAAAGCAGACAAACCTTATTGGGTCAATTTGATTCACATTCTTTTGGTCGGACCTTTGTTAGTCTATATTGGCTACAATAGAGAGAATACAAGTAGGCGTTATTTTGAAATGCTACTCATGTTAGGTTTCGCATCTATCGGTTATCATGGATATTATTTACTTGTTGCATAATAAAATAAAATATTATATTTGATTATATTATGGAACTAGGTAAAACGCAATCTCAACAAGCCGATGAATTAGAAATACCAGAGCATGAATTAGAAATACCAGAGCATGAATTAGAAATACCAGAGCATGAATTAGTTGAAAAAACAACATCAAAACAAACCAGAAAAAGTAAGCAAGCAACAGATGAAAATGAAATTTTAAAAGTATCAACAAATCAATCTTTAGATTCATCTTTAAAAGCAAAACCATCTTCTAGACAAAGAAAAACTTCAACCCCAACATTGCCTTCTTCAATAAAGGAGGAGAAAGATGTTTTATTTTTAGAACCAGTAGAACCAGTTAAAACTATTACAAAATTAACAAAAAAAGAAAGAGTAGCATTAGATTATGCATCATATTTTCCAGAGAATTTAATACTTTTGTTATCACTTCACGGAGAAATTTGTGTAGATGAAAAACATTTAGAATATTCAAAAATATTTGATATACCTGATAGTCTTGAATATGTTTCCAAATTAAATATTGCACCTGCAGGATTTCAATCAATAATAGCAAATGTTGATATTAGAGATGTTACAGAAGCGTTTAAAACACATGACCCTTTAAAACATTTAGAGGGAGTGTATAATAAAACAGACCTTACTAAATTTGATAATATAGTTCAACGTTTATTGAAAAATCAAAAATATGGAGGTCAAATTGACGAACAAGAAAATGTAGATGTTTTAACTGACTTTATGAAAACAATTCAAAAATTCTTTGGAAATCATTATAGACAAGATTTTGCAGAAATGTATCCAGATTATGAAGAAGAAATAAAAAGTTTACCGAAAGCAGTCAATTTGCATTATTATATGAATACGGAAATTCCACAACCAAGGGTATTCAATAAATTACTAAAAGAAGAAGCAAAACATAATGTATTTCCTCATTTATTTTCTCAAGGAGTGCAAAAAGTAATGGCTAATAAAAAATTTGCCAGTAGTAATCCAGTACACGAACGTCCTGTAGACCCAATTGATTATGGTATTATTGGTTTAAATATGAAAGCCGGAAAAAAATATCATAATTTGCTTCCTGATATTCTTGCATCAATGGGTAAACGCAGTCGTAGCAATTATAGTAGTCTTGAATTAAAAACAAGTGATATTTTTCATTTTATAAGTAATATTAAAAAGGCTGATGGCAGTCCTGCAGTAAAAAGATTACTAATTGTGGACCTTTCTTGTTCAGTATTTCAAGGTGAAAAACGAGAATACCAAAGAATGTTAACAAAATTTACAGAGCCATTTGGTTGGGGAGCAAGAAAAACAAGAAAAGCAATAAAAACAAGAAAAGCAAGAAAAACAAAAAAAGCAAGAAAAACAAAAAAAGCAAGAAAAACAAGAAAAGAAAAACAATAAAGTCTAGGAAAACAAAGTAGGTAAAATAGCTTCAACTGATTCCAATGCGCCTTCTACCCAGCCTTGGTATCTGCTAACTGCTTCACCAACAATAAACAAATTTTTTTCAGGATGTTGCGCCACTTTTAAGAAGGCATCCCGATTTTTAAAAGGGGATCGCAATGGTTCATAATAATGTGTCCCAATTGGCCAATAATAATCTTTAATGGCAATTAATTGGAGAGAACCATTCGGAATACCAAGAGATTGCTCAATCAGATCGCAATATAATGCGCGATTTTCGGCGGTATTTTTCAAATGTTCTTTCAATGCAATGGCATTAGCGTTGTCACTATAGGCGATCATATAGACGCCCTTGGTCGCATCTATTGGTATAATCTTTTGAAGTGGACCTGGAACAATCGTATAATGCGGCACATATTGCTGCATAATTGCAGTAGATTTTTTATTGAATTTTCCGTATAATCGCAGGAAAGGTTGTCCATGTATTTGTTTATAAATGCCGCGTTTATCGGGGATCAATTTTTGAATGCTGCTAATGGTAGTAGCAAGTATGACTTTATTGCACCTATATACAGCCCCTTTTTCAGTGGAAATTTCATATAGACAAGGATTCTCTCTAATTTTCTGAATGGAACTCACATTGTTATGAAATTTGAAATGAGATGCTCCGATCTTATTGTATAAGGTTTGAACCAAACGTTTCCAGGGAATATAAAGTCCAGTCCAGCCGCCCTTATTGTCATCCATGCCGTAATTGTATAAGGTCTCATATAAGTCAGCGTTTTCATAGTCAGTATAACCAGCAGAAAGTATGAATTGTTTATATGCGCTATGTCCGAGCATTTTAATAAAGAATTGCTTAAATGTCAGCGCATGTAGGTCGGGATGTTTTTTATATAAGGCGCGCAAATGATCAATCACTTTTTCAACATCTACATGGTGCATCAATGGCGAGTAATCCATAACAGAATGGAATTTTCTAAAAGGAACTCCTAATTGTTTCATCAAATGAATCAGAAGTGGGTTGGTATCTTGTCGTCCGATACCAGCACCGGTAACAACTTGAGTGCCGTAGAAAGTTTCATTGCTGGTTCGCCCGCCGACCCATTGTTTGTGGAATTTTTCTAAAATGAGAAAAGAAGTATTAGGTGCAGCCTTTTGTATATGATATGCGCTGTATAAGCCGGACATTCCACTGCCGACAATAATAATATCATAATATGGTACTTTTGTAGTCATATTATAATAGTATATTTATTTTTATTTATTTTCTTCGTGTAGAATTTTTTTTAAGTTTCTTAAGTTTCAATGTTGGCTTCCCTTTGCATTTGAATGCACCACGACTGAACCCTTTTCTATTAATAATTGTTTTAGTGCAAATACCAATAGATTTAGCTTCATTTACAGGGTCTATTTTTTTGATGCACCTACATAATTTACTAGCAAGCATTTTTTCTGCTTCCATTTTCAATAATCGCTTTGATTTAGGAATGGTTTTTTTATAATATTCCAAAATTTTTATATAATCTTTATTTGTTAATTCGGTCATAGATTGTCTATAATATTTACAAATAAAATAAATCTCTTATAACTTTTTACTATTTTTGCAATATTTTTGTAAATTATTTTCTAAAGGTGGCGTGCAATACATGGTTCCAGGCGAATAAGAAGAACTACTAGGATAATCATATTTTACAGGCTTGGGAAAATGCAAACTATTTATAATATTTCGCAGTTCACGAATTTCATTTTGAACGTCTTGTAATTTATCATATAATACGTGGTTATCAATGACAAAATTGCGTGTATCAGTTTGCAAATTATTCATTTCTTTTCTTGCAGTCAATGGAGGCTCAACATAAGGAATTTCTATTGGTTTTGCATTTGTATTTATTTCTAATTTGGAAATTTTGTCTAAAGAATCAAAATAGTTATTTTTATTTTTATGAAAATTCATTTTAATATTATATTATATTCTAAATTCTATTTAAGTTTTTTTTAAAATCAAAAAACTAAATATATAGTAGTAATGAAAATAGTTGTATTTGATTTAGATGAAACCCTAGGTTATTTTACAGAATTCGGAATGTTTTGGGATTGTCTAGCACATTATATTAAATCAAAAGCATTAACACCTTTGTCACAAGCAGATTTTATAGAGACTTTAGATTTATATCCTGAATTTATACGCCCAAATATAATAAATATTTTAACCTATTTAAAGAAAAAAAAAGAGTCATCATGTTGTCACAAGATGATGATATATACGAATAATAATGGACCCCGTGAATGGGCTCAACATATTGTAGGTTATTTTGATACAAAGCTAAATTTTAAGTTGATTGATCAAATTGTTGCTGCATTCAAGGTACATGGTAAGCAGGTAGAAATATGTAGAACAACCCATAATAAGACACATCAGGATTTTATTAGATGTACGAAAGTGCCCGCAAATGCAGAAATATGTTTTCTAGATGATACGTTTCATCCAGGTATGTCAAATGAGCACATTTATTATATCAACGTGAAAGCATATTATCATGATATACCTTTTGAAGAAATGCTAAATCGCTTTAAAAAATCTGCTATTGGAAAAAGGATCATTCATGGTGCGGATTTTGAAACAATGATGACAAACTCGTTTAAATTATATAACTACAATTGTCTAGAGAAAGACCCTAAAGAATATGAAGTAGATAAAATAATAGGTAAGCAAATTATTACACATTTGCAAACATTTTTTAATGATAAGCCGAAAAGAAATAAAACCATGAAAAATATAAGAAAGTTAAAGAGAGAAAAAGGTAGAAATAAAACACATAAAAGTATTTAACGTTGTAATATTTGCTGCACTTTTTCTTGAGCGGATGTCAGATATTTATTCAATGCAGTTGTTGTCAAAATAAATAACCCAGCACTAAATGCTATTTTTCGGTCTAAATCTGTAAACTCATAATGTGTTCGGAATGGATTAAAACGCCACATCAAGAATAAACAAATATATATTCTTATATAATAATCTAAACTTTCTAAAAATTTTGGCGCCTCTTGTGAAAATCCAAGCGCAGAAATAATAATAAGTGACCAAGATATAATAATAAATAAATTAAATAATTTGTCTTGAAATTTATGAAGGGCACTCTTAGTCAACATTATATATTATAATCAAATAAATTAATATATAATGATATCCCATTCCTATTTGGTGCTTTTTTTTCAGCTTACGATAGTAGGATTATGCGATTCATAAAACGTCAGCGTTCTTGCACTAGGATCTTTTGCATCGGTATACTTGGGCATCCAAAAATATGGGACGATTTTGTCGCAATTTGGGAAAAACTGGTCAAAAATCATCTTATAATAATACTTTTCCGTCTCAATAGATGGTTCAAATGAACCCAAGAATTTATGCATATTCAACGCATTCGCAATTTGCTCTTGAAGAATTACATATAGTGATCTGCCATGAGAGCTAACTCCGTCGCTAAATGCCTCCTTTTTGCGCCAAAGAATAGAGTCTGGTAATATTTGTTGATTATCATGATTTAAAAAGTTATTCTTGGTAAACGCAGTACGCAACAAGAATTTTTCAATATTGCCGACATTTTTGTGGTTTCTAAAATATGCAGGTATAGACAATACATAATTAGTAAAGCTTCTGTCCAAAAATGGTGTGCGAGGTTCTAGACCATGAGATGAAATGGACTTGTCTGAACGCAACACATCAAATAAATGAATATCTTTCAAAAGTCGGCGCGTCTCTCTATCAAACTCAATATCGTCAGGACTTTTATTCATATACAGATAGCCGCCGAGTAATTCATCAGAACCATCTCCGTTGAAAATTACCTTGGCACTAGAATGTGCTGCAATGTATTTGCCTAATAAATAGTTACCAATACTGGCACGAACAGAGGTTGTATCATAACTTTCAATTTTGGAAATCACTTCTGGTATAGCATTAAACATTTCTTTTTCAGTTACAATGACTTCTATATGTTTGCTACCAATATAATCAGCAACAATACGGGCATACTTCAAATCTTCAGAACCTTCAAGCCCAATACTATAAGTTTCTAATGGTTGCTCATAATGATTATTCTTGTAATAATTTGCAACAAGAGATGCAATTAAGCTGCTATCTAGACCGCCGGAAAGTAAACATGCGATAGGTCTTTCAGTTGTCAAGCAACGTTTGTCAACTGCGCTTGATAAATAATAAGAAATATTCTTATATATTTCATATAGTAATATAGATTTATTTTTCCCTTCAACAACCAAACTATAAGGAAAGGATGGAATAAAATAGCGAATATTTTCCTGTATAGGTACCCAATTAGAGCCAACTTTATTAGATAAATTGAAAATACTATAAGTGCCTGGTGTAAATTGAGTTATCGTATTTTGAGCAGGGTTTTTATTATAGAAATTTTCCAAACATTTGAGTTCTGAAGCAAATCCGTATTTTGTCAAAGAATCAGTATCATCTATCTGAGTAAGATAATACAATGGTCTAACACCATATGGGTCACGAGCTACATAGACATTATTATTTAGGTTATATGTAATACGATTATCAAACAAAACAAACGCAAAGACACCATCAAGCATAGTAAGTGTCTGCTCAATTCCGTATTTTAAATATAAATGAATAATGACTTCACAATCAGAGCCAGTTCTAGGCTCTATATCCATGTATTTATACAATTGTTTATAATTGTAAATCTCGCCATTGCAAATAAGAACAACATCATCAATGATGAGTGGTTGATTAGAAGCTTGATTTAGTCCATTGATAGCAAGCCTATGAAATCCGAGTACCATTTTAATAAAAGAAGTATCTAATTTAGAAAACTCCGGTCCACGTCCTTGGCCTTTCATAAACTCGGTGTTTATTAGTCCAATATCTGTTTCATTGTTTAGAATCGCAAAAATTCCACACATTGGTATTATAATATAATATAATATGATGGCTTTATATACTTTTTGATCCACCTTTAGAAAATGTGGAAAAATAATATCTATATGTATATCAATGAACCCATATTGCGAAAATCAAGGTGTTGCACAAATACATCAAGAAACAAATGAGCGAATTTATGATAGAAATATTCCTTCCAAAGTGTTACAGCCTTATGTTGATGTAAGACCGGTTATGACAAAGTATTCCTATTTTCCTATTGTTGATCCGCGAAAAGAAATAAAAACTCCTTTAGTTCAAGCACCGACATTTAATGTTCACAACGTTTTTAATCCTGGAAATACACAATCACCATGGTCCGGATTTGCTTCTAATATAAATACTGAATCTGAATTAAGGAACCAAATTTATGCACTCCAAAAGTGCAGTCAAGCAGTATTTGTGCCTTCTAGTAATAGTGATTTATATAATTATAAATTCCAGACCATAACAAAACCAAACCCACATGAACTATTATTTGAACAAAACAGCTTTTCAAGCTTCAATCCAAACCCAGACAAAAATGTAGTGGGAACTGGAATGTTCTATAATAATACAAGATGCCAGGTGCGCGATTTAACGAAGCAAACATGTTAATCCACCTTTGGAAAAGGTGGAGCCAAACGTTGGAAAAGGTGGAGCCAAATGTTGGAAAAGGTGGAGCCAAACGTTGGAAAATGTGGAGCCAAATGTTGGAAAAGGTGGAGCCAAACGTTGGAAAAGGTGGAGCCAAATGTTGGAAAAGGTGGAGCCAAACGTTGGAAAAGGTGGAGCCAAATGTTGGAAAGGTGGAGCCAAATGTTGGAAAAGGTGGAGCCAAACTTTAAACTATTTTTGCTTCACTTTTATTTAAAGCGAATATCTAGAATAATATATGTCCATTCCGGAATATACTATTTACAAAAATATTTTTGTATTTGATCCAAATTTATTAGAAGATTTCAAAAATCAATTGCAAGATGCTGGGCCCATATTTAACTCAAAAAGAAATGATAATAAACGCTGTCAATGTAATCTGAAAATAACAAAACAAAATAAAAAATTTGTTGATACAATGAACCAGTTTGTTAAAAATATTTCCACTTCTCTTACACCTAGCAAATGGGTATTAATAAAATCAAAACATGGATGTAAACCACAATTGGCTCACATGGATTATGAAAACACCGAAGAATTTCAAACATGTATTCGTAACAATAAACAAGTGCCTTTATTGGTATTGGTAGCATTGCAGCCAAATACATATATCTATTTATGGGAAAACTCAAGCAAAGTAATTCAAGGCACTTATAAGGGCACACCAATTGAGCCAACCAAAATAGAATTAAAAGAAGGTGATGTATTGGTATTTAGAGCAGATGCAATACATGCAGGAAGTGATTATGAAGAAGAAAATATTCGCATGCATTGTTATTTAGATAGCCAAGAAGTAGAGAGAGATGAAAACCGCACATTTATTATTTCAAAACATGGTAACGAATATATGAATAACCATATTATTCAGGTTTCATAACCGATTTAATAATTTAGTGAAAAATTTTGAAATTATTGACTCAACCTTTTGTAAAGGCAAATGTCCCAAGCTTTTGTAGACCAAGTTACTTTAGATTATCTTTTAAACAAGGAAATGTATAATTCTCATGTAAATAACAAAAAAGCCTCACAAGTGAATAAGGAAGAACGAAAGTTGTATAAAAAACGCGTATACAATTTATTTAAAGATATGATATCAGGCGAAGATCCAGATGATTTGTTACCGGATGTAAAGTATGCATATAATAATTTTTTTAATGCTTGTATACATTATTTGAAAGCAAAGGATACGAACGATCTTGTGCAATCTGAATATAAAGGATTTGTTTTTACTGAAGAAAATGAAGTAATAACAGATGTATCATTAAATGAAGTAAACCAAAAAGAAAATTGTTTAGAAGCAGATAAAGAAATGCTTCGTTCTATAAAAATGCCTCCTGAGCCTAATTTAGATAAACCATCTTTAAAAAAAGGTAAAAAAATCTTGAATCCACCTCTACTTTTCAAAAAGTAGAGCAAAATTTATCTTTTTAAAGGCGGATATTTATAATTTTGGCTACACTATACCTTTGAGAAAGGTATAACCAAAAGTTTGGCTCCACTATACCTTTGAGAAAGGTATAACCAAAATCTTTTTAAAGGCGGATTTATAATTTTGGCTCCACTATACCTTTGAGAAAGGTATAACCAAAATCTTTTTAAAGGCGGATTTATAATTTTGGCTCTACCTTTTTTAAAGGCGGATTTATAATTTTGGCTCCACCTTTTTTAAAGGTGGATATATATATGAAGACATACCGCAAGAAAAATAGGTCCACCCATAATAAAACAAAAAAACGTCGTGGTAATATAAAATCAAAAAAAGAAGTTAAATTAGCCAAATTGAATTGCAGTCCAAAACCAAAAGGAGAAATAAACGAGTTTTCTTGTTATACAAATAAATCATTGTTTAAATTAAGAGATTTATGGAATGCTCGCCACCCAGATGCAAAGATTAAAAGCAGTTCACCAAAAGAAATTCATGCTGAAATTAGTAAGTATCTAGGACGCGTTTGTAATAAGGAATCCTGTTGGTTAAAACAAAAAGCCGCATTTGGGAAAGTAGATAGTGATGTAGCAGATTCATTTGCTCCAGAATCCCCTCCAGAATGGAAGAAAAATCCAAATGAATGGTTATCAAGTGTAGATATTATGAGTGTTATGAAACAATATGAAAAAGCGTATAAATGTTTTGATTTTATTGGACCATCTCCTATAGATTTTGATACCAGAAAATTATATGGCGAGTGTGTTTGGGATGAATTATGTAATTTTAGCGTTAAAGAGCAAATAAGTAAAGGTAAAACAAAGATTGGTATTATATTTAATACAGATCCGCATAATAAACCAGGTGAGCATTGGATTTCAATGTTTATTAACATTAAAAAGAAGAAAATATTCTTTTTTGATAGCACGGGTGACGCTCCTCCAGAAGAAGTGATGGTTTTAGTGGATCGCATTATAGATGAAGGTAAATCTTTGACACCAAAAATGGATTTTGAATTTGATAGCAATGAAGGTATAGAGCATCAATATGGTAATACGGAATGTGGTATATATTCACTCTTCTTTATAGTGCATATGTTAGAAGACAAATTTACATCGGATTATTTAAAACATCATATATTAAAAGATAAATATATGGAAAATTTTAGAAAAATATATTTTAACGATTCTTTATAAAATACCACCTTTACCACCTTTACCACCTTTACCACCTTTAAAAAAGGTGGTGCCAAAACACCTTTTTAAAGTCGGAACTTGAATAACTTTGGCACCACCTTTTTTAAAGTCGGAACTTGAATAACTTTGGCACCACCTTTTAAAGTCGGAACTTGAATAACTTTGGCACCACCTTTTAAAGTCGGAACTTGAATAACTTTGGCACCACCTTTTTTAAAGGTGGTATAATATAATAACGAAAACAAAATATATAAACATATAATTCTTTATTTATATATTTCATGAGTATACAAACCTTTCTAAAAAAAGAAAACGTAGATACACTTTGGGACGTAATTATAGATGAAGATAGATTCAAGTTTCTATCAAGAGAAATTCAAGGACAAATTTTTGAAGTTTTTTTGGATAATATAAAAGGTTTTTTTGAAGTAGAGAAAAAGAATACAAATAAGTTAATGGATATGAATAAAAAGTATATATTATTAATTTTGGCACATATTAAAAAAAAATATCCAAATCAAGTACATAATAAAATTAAAATATACGATGAACCTCCTGTAAAAGAATCTATTACTTACGAGGAAATACATAATGAAAAAAAAAGTCAATTTGAAAAAGATTTACAAAAACGTCAAGAGGATTTCACAAATGCAATGGCTTTACCAGTTCCAGAAGTTCCAGAATTTTCTGATAAATTTAAAGATTCTCCAATAAGTGAAATGGACAAAATGATTAAAGAAATCACTGCAAAAAGAAATTATGATGTTGAACAAATAAATCGTTTAAATCAAGGAACCATTGAAAATGCAGATAGTTGGTTAAAACCACAAGAAACTTCTGTGAAAAGCGAGAAATTAGTTCCTAATACAAAACCCAATAATGTATCACAACCAGTATCTTTATCACAACCAGTATCTTTATCACAACCAGTATCTTTATCACAAGAAAATAATAGTAGATTGAAATATTTAACAAATATGGAGGATAAACAAAAAGAAAAAAATGTTACATGGGGTAAAAATGAAGAATATAACATCACTAATTTCAATGATGACGAAGATACAGATAATAGTATTTTTAGAAAGTTGAAAAAAGTGCCATCTAATTTAGAAAATATTATTCTTACTATGGATGAAACAAATATACAAACACAAATACCTGTAGAGGAGAGATTGCTACAAATAGAGAAACGACTTGAATCATATGATAACAAAATAGATAAAATATTATATTTATTGCAAGGAAGAGAGAATAATTAAAAATAAAAATGAAATAAAAAAATATTTTAATAAATAATATACATTACCATGCATTTTATTTATTTAATTTTATTATTTAGTTTGTTTCAGGGGCTTATTGCTTCTAACAATTCACCACGAATGAATTATAATCATGGAATTCGTAATTTTGGTTTTAAAGTTGTTATTTTCAAAGAGAAAAAGTATCCAAGGTTAGTAGAATACATAAAACAAAAATATAAAATTTATTACAATAAATCAATGGCTACAATTGGAGAAAGTATTATAGAATATGAAAATTTATCTCATGAAGAGAAAGAATTGATTGATTTAATATTATCAAGTGTATTTAACTAATCATTTTATAAAATAGTAGGTGAAATATAAATATTTTGTAAAATTATACTACCAATTGTTTAAAAACATCTTCCCCTCGCTCATTTTTTTCTAATGTTCCTATTTGTAATGGAATAATAGAAGGATCTTTTAATGCGGCTTCATAGCTCGCCATGTCATAAATATTCAATAATGTCTTACTCATTCTACGATACACATATTTTACACCATTTAAGGTTACAGGTTTACCAACCCATTGTATTGTTTCTTTATTGGCTTGCACAGATATATCATTTTGCTGGTCAGCATAATCAGGAACATATGCGAATTTGTCATTTGTAGGGTCTCCAAAATTGACACACTTACCATTTGAATAAATATAACAATCAAATGCTGATTCTTTCACTGCATCAGTAAGTTGTGCAGTAAGACCAGCTTTTATTTCAGAAATTTCATACAAATATTGGTCGCTTGTTTGTGGAAGTCTAGGTATGGCCTTGCTTAAATCCTTTTGTTTCAATTCAATTGCCTCATCGGATTTTAATTGTGTCTCTGTAAAAACCATTAAATATACAAACACTTCTACTGATTGCAAGGCAATAGGTAAGGCCTTATGACTACAAATACGTCGTGCACGGCCAATCACTTGTTCTGTTCTCACAGGATGCCAATAAGGCTCCATAATATGGACATAACGTGTATTTCTCAAGTTAATACCTTCAGATCCAGAAGATGTAATCATAAACACCTTTATGACTTCACCCATATTGTTATTATTATATTTTGCCTTTAATTCTATTGAAATACTTTCTGGAATATCATCCCATTCGCCGTTATAAATATGTCTTATAATTTCCTTTTCTTCGCTAGTCTCTGTACCAGTGTATAAAGCATAAGTGGGTTTACCCTGGTCAATTTCTGGAATATCAATTTGCCAGGTTCCCATAGAATTCTTTCTGATATTAAATCGTGCAAATCCATTCTTTTCTAATGTCAAACAAAATAACCCGATACCTTCAATGGTTCTAAATTGGCTATATACCAAGTGAAGACCTTCATAATCAGGATCTTGAATATTTTCAAGAATATGCAAAAACTTGGGGCTGTATATTTGTAAAGCCTCTGGCGTCAAAAAATCATTTGCATGCTCTTTGACATTACGCAAAGTAGCTTCTATTTTTTCTTTATAATTGGTACCGCCTAGTTTTTCCAAAATTTCATCACCTTCTATTTCCCCTTCTCTATCATCTTGTATGTCTTGTTTAGATTCTTCGCGTGCACCTTCTTTAATAATTTGTGCAATATTAGATTGTTCTGATTCATCTTCTACCTTTCCTTTTTCTGTGGTCGTCTTGATCTTTTTATCTGGAATAGGTCTATCTGGTAATGCAAAATTGCAAAATAATCTTGAAAAAATCCTATAAGTAGATGCCTTTTCTTCAAACAATTCAGCAGTAGTTTGCTTTGGTTTCTTTTTCTCCATTTTTCTCTCTTCCTTACGAGCTGATTCATATATTTTAAATTGTGCATCACTCATTGGTATTCTAACAATATGATAATCTACGCCTATTGTTTTATTATATCTAGGTAATAAACTTTCTTGTGCACTTTTGAAGTAAGAAGATAACCCTAATATACGTCGTTTTAATGCATCCGTGTTTTTCAATTTCTTATCAGTGTCATTAATATAACGCGCCATAAAAGTATCCAAATCATCTGGAAGAGCTTTCTTATTGATTATTTTAATTCCTTGTGGTATTACGTCAATATCGTTTCTTCTTAAAATACCAATAATTTTTCTCTCAAAATCATCGTCAGATGAAAATTCATCATCTAATTCTAGCGCGCCACTATCATCTTTTTTGGCATTTGTAACCCCTTGATAACCAGTCTCTTTTTTAATTTTATTTTTAAAACCGAAAGGGTTTCTAGTAATGGTTAATATTTTACTGGCTGGAGAATAATCCAAATAATCCAATGTTTTCTCTCCAAGCAAAAGTTTTTGAAGGGTTTCTCTGTCTACTTTTTTATCAGTTTTAACATTCAATTGTATTTTCCATGTTTTAATAAAACCTCTCAAAATATTAAATAAGATACCAAACTCGTTTGGATAGTTAATAACAGGTGTACCGGATAATAAAACAATACGTGCATTTTTCGCGCGTAATAACATGTAATACAATTTTGTAGCTAAATTGATGGGTGTATTTTCACCAAAAATATTTTCTTTCATTTCTTCTTCAGCTTTTTTCTTACTGCTTTCTTCCTCAGGTATTGGTTTTTCTTTCTTTAATTTGTTAACAATTCTGCTGATTAAATTGTGCGCCTCATCTATAACTACTACTGAGTTATCAAAGATATTACGGCTATAATTAGATGTCATTTCTGACAATTTTGCTGCACGTAAACCATTATAATTAATAAATTTGTATTTTGCACGAATCATCTCATCTAATTGTTCTTCTAATACTTTTCTATCAACATCATTCAACTCGTCATAATTTGTAGGTTTGCTGACATTGATGAGAAAAGCACCCTTGTGTCTACGTATGTATTCTTGCGGTAAATTGAGAACTGCCGACATGGGTTGAAGTGCTTCTGGATATTGATCTAGAGAAATCCACTCCCAAAATTGGTTTCTCTTGTAAAGCAAATCGCCGGCCTTTTTAAGTTCTTCTACATAGTTAGCGCGTAAAGAAGCGGGTGTCATAATAATGACCTGTTTAGAGCTCTTCATACCCTCTGCAATTGCGATAGAACTTGTCGTTTTACCTGAACCTAATGAATGGTATAAAAGCAATCCGCGATAAGGTGTATATAAATTCATATAATCGCGGACAATTTTTTGATGAGTTAATAATGTCATTTTCTCACTGGTTTTTCCAATTGTATCACAAGAAATGCTCTCTTCATTTTCCAATAATTCTTGTTTATAAGGTTCAAAGAGAGAATTAATGAAATTAATAAAAATCTCTCTATTGTTCATATAATAACTAGAAGTTTTGATAATAATAGGAGGCTCTTTCTTTGGTAATCTGCGTCTCAAATCAGTGTCTCCAATTTCTACAATAGTCTCTGGGCCTAAGACTGCTATTCCCTTTTCCACTTTTCCAGTAATACGTGTCTTCTTCTTAGACACTTTAATTGGTATTACCTGTTCTTCTTCAACAAATTTCACTACTTTAGGTCTCAATTCAATTTCACCTTCTTCAGCAACTTTGACTTCTTCCATTTCTTCATCTTCAGACTCAATAATGATGCGTTTTTTACCTTTAATTGGTCTAACTTTAGAAAATGACTCTGGTTCAGGTAATGGAACTGCTTGTTTTTCTTCAGAAATCTCTACAATAGGTTTCATCGTCACTTTAAGTTTTTTATTTTCTGTCAACTTTTTTGTAAGAGCTGCGCGGTCAAATTGTCTATCTGTTTTTATTTCAATAACGGGGCCTGCAACTTCACCTTCTTCTCTCACCTTTCTAAGTGGTTTATTTCCTTTTATAACAACTGCAACTCGTTCTCTTTCTTCAATATTTGGTTTTATTTGCATTTTTTCTTTTAATGCGACTAAAGGATTCATCACTTATATAAATTAAATATATAAATTTTTGTGATTTTATTTATATATAAATGTCCATATGTGAATTTACTCAGAGCTGTATAAAAAGAATATTGTCTTATTTATTTCCAAATAATTATAATGTTTCTTTAATTGATAATGATGTAAACCTTGAATATTATATGATTTATGAAGAAAAGGCATAATTATAAAATTATTCTTCTATATCAATCACTTGTAGTGCCTCATTACATGCAATTTGCTCTGCTTTACGTTTAATTTTATGTTGTCCCTCACCTAAAAAGATAAAAGCCTTACCTGCAATCGCTACATAATCTTGGATGCTTTTAAAGGGCATTTTTATGGCATCATTGGGCGTCACTTGATGGATTGCCTGACCAAGACACAAATAGACTCCCATTTTATAACCTAAATCAGGGTCATGCTCTATTTCTAAATAATGTGGCGTTACCTTGAATGCTTTCTGAATTTTTACTTGTAAAATATTTTTATAATTGTCGTCATTTTGAATTAATGCAACCCAGTCAATGTGTTTTTCAAAGACGTTTTCAATGAATTTCTGCGCCATTTGAAAACCAGGTCCCGTCACAAACATGGTCTGGAACCAATTGTCTTCATCTTTTACGACAACTTTGTTAAAATCCAGAAATAAGGCACCAATAAAGGACTCAAATAAGCAGCCGAGTTTCTTTAAATTGGTGCGAATCTTCTTTTCTTCCGCATGTTTTGACAAGATGAGCCATTTATAGAGACCCATTTCTAGTGCAATTTTACCGATGGCTTCATTTTTTACAATTGCAATTTTCTTTTCTGTCATAAATCCTTCGTCGGCTTTAGGAAAACGTCTATATAGCAAATATTTGGTGACACATTCCAGCACACCATCACCTAAAAACTCCAGACGTTCATTTGATTTGCTGCTTAATGGCATGCAATCGGCCGGTCTTTCTACAATAGTAATATTTTGCTGTATGTTTTCAAAATTTGGCCGCTTGGTATAAGAGCGATGAACAAATGCGCGCTCATATAAAGCCATATTATCCACTTCCGCTGGGATCCCATATTTGGAAAGAATACATTGAACTTCGCTTAATGTAATCTTAACATTGAGAGGGTTATACGGATTAAATACTAATCCATCTTCAGTTTTGATAATATCGTCGTCTCTTAGCAATTGTTGTTCTGACATTTGTATATAAATATGGTGCGATGGGTTTAAGCGAGTTTAAATTATTATTAAAATTGAAATAGACTTAAAGGTTATTTATTATACTATAATATATATGGAAGATACAGAAGGTTGGAAAGATATTTCAAATTATGATAATTATGAAGTTTCCACATTTGGAAAAGTAAGAAATAAAAATACTGGTAGAATATTAAAACCTGCAAATAATGGAGGATATCTTTATGTTGGTTTATCAAATACAAAAACAAAAACATTTCCATTACATAGATTAGTAGCAGAAACTTTCATAGAAAATCCAGAAAATAAAGCTCATGTAAATCATAAAGATAAAAATGGTTTAAATAATCATTTACCTAATTTAGAGTGGAATACTCCAAAAGAAAATAATATACACAAAAGCACTGGAGTTATACAAACAACAAATCAAAATTTAGCCATTTGGAAAATACATTTAAAAACAGGAGATAAAATAGAAAAGTATAATTCTATTGATTTAGCAAGTAAATGTATATTTGAAGAGGGTTTATCAGAAAATATACATTCTATTAAGTCATCCATTAGTTGTTCTATTCGTGGCGTTTATAAAAGTTCCTTTGGATTTAAATGGGAACTAGATAAAGAAGAAGATTTAGAAAACGAAATATGGAAAGAAATTAATATAGAAAATGAAAATACAGAAGGATATTATATATCTTCTTTAGGACGATTTAAGAATAAGAAAGGTATAATAATGAAAGATTATAAACCTCATCATAGTGGTTATATTTATCTTCGTGTAAATATAAAAAAATATGCATTACATCGTCTCGTTGCATTGGCTTTTATTGAGAACCCAGAAAATAAACCTTTTGTAAATCATATAGATGGTAATAAATTAAATAATAAAGCAGAGAATTTAGAGTGGTTAACCTGTTCTGAAAATAATTTACATGCACATAAAATAGGTTTGACAAAAGGTAGCAAGAGAGAAATAATACAATATGATTTAGAAATGAATGAAATACAAAAATTTAATAAAATTAAAGATGCGAGTGAAAAATTAAGTATATCTTTAAGTTGTGTTAAGGACGTATTAAAAGGAAAACAAAAAAGTTCAAAAGGATTTATTTTCAAATATTTAGAAGAATAAAATTTAACTCTTTTATAAAATTATTATCTTCATCTAGTTTATAATCATGGTGTACATGTCCGGAAGTAAAGCTGCCCGTAACCAGGCTTCAATTGTTAACCGAACCAACGTTTGTGGAGGCTCAAAAAAGGCGGGCCTTGCCCCCCGTGTTGGTTGGTATATGACCAGTAACGTCAATTTGATTGGTGCTCCTCAAACAATCCCTCGTTTCTGTATCCCTAACAGAACAGTGCAAACCCAGAAGACAGGATACCGCGCTACAATTGGTGGTAACATGGGTTAGAAATTTATTGTCTAAAATAGTACCCTTTTTTATATAAAATATTTGTTTGTAAAATGATTTAATAACAAAGTATTAAATTATTTAATAACTAATGATTGTCAAGGTGGATGTCAGAGAGAGCGATTTGTTGCAGCAAATTAACCAGCTTCTAATAAACGTGCCTATTTTCAAGAACATTGTTATAAAAAGTGAAGTGCTGCCCATTGGCGACATTATTATTGCAAGTGATAAAGAAGATAAATTGATCATAGAGAGAAAGTCGGTTACCGATTTATTGGCAAGTATTAAGGACGGCAGATATGAAGAGCAGTCATATAGGCTCAATGGGTCGGCGTATCATAATCATAATATTGTTTATTTAATTGAAGGTGATGTAAACAAAGTGAATCGTTTTAAGTCGGATAATGCACAGGCTTCTGAAAAACTTACTATATATTCAGCCATGTTTTCTCTCAATTATTACAAGGGATTTTCAGTATTTAGATCATTTTCTTTAGGAGAAACTGCGACAATCATTTGTAATATGGCATATAAACTAGCCAAGGAAGAAACAAAGAAAGCTTTTTATCAAAATACAAATACAATTATAGAATCAATAAACAACACAGAAGCAATAACAAATGCAATTATTGATCAACCAGAAGAACAAGATGTTTCGGAGAAAGATTATGTAAGTGTCATTAAGAAGGTAAAGAAGGAAAACATTACTCCAGACAATATTGGAGAGATTATGCTGTGTCAAATTCCCGGAATTAGTGCAGTAACCGCTTTAACAATTATGGAAAAATTTCAGACTCTACCAAATTTGATAAAAGAAATGGAACTAAATAATGACTGCTTGAAAGATATATGTTCTACAAATTCAAAAGGTCAAACAAGAAAAATAAATAAAACAAGTATAGCAAATATTGTAAAGTTTCTTC